TCAAAGTCTTCTTGATTTTCTTTAATAGCGTCATCAAATTTTTGTTCAGTTTCTTCTATGTTTCTATGTAGAGTTGTTTCACCAATGTTTTGTGGTTTTTGACTTGATAATAATTTTTCAACACTTAAGTGTAAATTATTAATAACAAATTTAAAACTTTCAGTAAATCGAAGTCCTCGTTCTGTTTCTATGTTTATACTTCCGTCTGCGTTTTTTTCAATAAATGTTGTTCCTTTTTGACCAAATACTTCTTGTTCTTCTGTTTTTTTAACAATTGTAGAATATAATGGGTTAATACCAAATCTTATTTTAGAGTTTTTTCTCTCCTCTGTTTCTATTGTATTTTCTCCAATATTAACATCTTGTAAATTAGGATTATTTTTATCTTCTTTAATAGTTGCTATATCATCACCAATTCTTTGGGATAAAATATCAGAACCTTGTGAAACAATGTCGGTTTTGCATTCAAATCCACCACCAGTTGATGACCATTCAAAATTACTTACATATCCTAAAACAGCGTCAAAATTACCTTCTCCAGCTTTTATAACTTCCTCTCTTAGTAATTTTGGATTACTAATTCTTTTTAAATTTTCGGGAGTGATAAAAGTTGTTGTTGGTTTGTCGGCATAGTTCCAACCCCACTCAACATAAACCAATCTATTTAAAGTTAAAAAACGAGCTGATAATCTTTCTAAATCATCAATATGATGACATCTCCAAGTAATTGAAACATTACGCATAAAATAAACATTTGAAGTAGATTGATATTCTGATGTTAAAGATATTATACCGGGTTGTGCTTTAAATTGTGATTGGTATCTTTGAGTCCCATCTGAATTTTTATCTGGTTCATATTTGTATTTACCACCTTGTTTTTGGACATCAGAATATAATTCAAAACCATAATTTATTGGACTAAAATTTACTTCTCCTTGAGCACGACTATATTCTTGATTACTTAAAATTATATCCTCATTGGTAGGAAAATTTGAATTATCTAAATCACCTGTTGGTGAAATTAATTTTGGTGATGACAACATACTAATGTATGGTGTTCTTACAATATTTTTTTGAATTTCTTGACTTGGATTTTTACCACCAGTTGTATCATAAGGATTTTTATTTCTTTTTAAAACTTGTTTTCTTTCATTTAAAGTTTTTTGAACTCTTGGGTCGATTGGATAACCTAACATTGTATTACCTATTCATTAATGAAAATTCATTTAATATACTTTGTATTTCTGTTGGGATACGAAGTTGTCCTTTAAAATTTTCTGTGTTTAGTGCTGTAAAACCTTTTATTCCATTTGCTTGTGCAATAATCCACCACAAAGTTGGGTCTTTGTAATATTTATTTGCTAATAATTCTAACCTTGTTCCGTATGCAGGCGTAATAAATATATCTGAATTTTTCAATGGAATTTTTGGATACATAGTGTATGAATATACTCTATTTAAATCTTTGTTTCGTTTTATTCTTGTGTCGTTATATCTACTCATTATTCGTCCGCAAATGTTTCAAATCCTTCACTATCAGCTTCATCAAACTCTAAACCTATTGCTTTGTCGTAAGCTTGTTTTCTTTGTGTGGCTGATTGTTGATTTTGTTTTATTTGTTTTATTCCTTTTGATGAAGCTGGATTTACCCAACCGTATTCTTCTGTTCTACTAACATATTTGGTGTTAGAATCTGATATTGTTCCTACATTATCTCCGTTATACACATCACCAGTTCCTATTACAAATGTTCCATCTTTATTTCCGGAATCTTTTAACCAATTTAATTCCCAGTGTTTTCCTTTTGCATTTGGTAAGTATTTTCCAATGTAAACATATTCAACGGCTATTTGACAATAATGTGGTAATTGTAAATTATCTTCTATCTCCCAAGTTGAATTATCAGGAACTGATAAGTTAATTGATGAAATGTATCCAGGTGTATCGGTGTATAAATTACCAATGGTTAAAGTTGTGATTGGTGAAACCATATTGTCTCCACCATAAGCAGGAACATAATTAGGATAACACATTCCATATAAATAATTTATTTTTTCCCATAGAGCTGGCATTTCTTGTCTTGTTTTTGGATACACATCAAAGGTAAAACTTATTTGTCTATTTGCTCCTTGATAAGTATGAACATTTTCTGAACGACCAATGTATCTTTCTGTATTGTATTCTGTTGTTACATTATCTGTAATACCGGATAAGATTGCTCTAAATGTAATGTGTTTATCATTAAAAACATCATAAAATTTAAATGGTATAATGTCTTTATCACTTGCATCTTCTCCGTATGGTGCAATGTTTACTTTATCTACATTTTTAGTAGATTTACCACCTTTGATTGGCCCTTCAAATGTTCGTGATACTTTTTGACTTACACCTAAAACTCTACTTCCTTGTCCACCAATTGTTTTTACTTTTCCGTATGCTTTGGCTTGGTATTTTGCTAACTTAATATCTTCACCAATACTTAATCCTTTTTCAATAGAACCAATTGGGTCATCTTTAAAATTTTTAACGGCTTTTCTAATGGTTTCAAATCCTCTCGCAGCATTAGCTATATTAGAAATTGTATCATTTGCATAAAATATAGCATTTTGTTTGATAGAATTTTCATACTTGTTTTCTATTGGAACATCTACACCAAATGCTTTTAATCCTTTTAAAAATGTGCTTGTTTGTGCAGAAATAGATTGTCCTAAAATTTGTCTACCTTCAGAAGAAACCGTAGATTCTAATTCATTTATTTCTCTACCGGACTTTTTATAAGGTTTATCAGGTTTAAATTTACCTTTGAACTGATTTAAGTTTGATTTTAAGTCTACTAATGCCATAATTAAGTCATTACCATTCTGTTAGCTTTTTGTTGTTCACCTAATTGTGCTTCACCTATCTTTACCAATTTTAATAATGCGTTTACATCCATACCAACTTGTTGAGCGGCGAATCTAACTTGTTGAGCTGATAATCCTTGAACTGCTCGTAATTGAGTTGCTAATTCTCTTTGTGCTTCTGCTATTCGACCTTGTGAAGTTAAGATTGCAACTCTATCTAATCTTATTTGTTTACCAGTGATAATGGATAAAGTTTGTTCTTTTTCAAGTCTGTCCGTGATGTTTAATAATTGGTCTCCAAAATCAACAATACTACCAAACTCCATACCAACTTTTCTTGCTGCGGCAGCGGCTTTAATTAAGTTTCGTTCTCCTCTACCGATAAATGATGCAAATAAATCAGCATTAGCAGCTAAATCTTTAAGAACTACACCTGGTGCTACACCTTCCATTCTGGTAAATGATGTAAGTGTGTTGAGTGTTTCTAATGCTAAATCTTTTGATTGTCCTGTTGCAGCTGTAATTGAAGCTAATAGTTCTGCTACATTTTCTGCTCCTAAACCAGTATTTCTTGCTACTCTAGCAACTTCTACCGAGAATTGTACGGTTTGATGATTTAATTGACCAAAAGTTTTGGCTAGTGCTTCATAAGATGCTTTAACTTGTTCACTATCTAATAAAAATCTTTTTGCTTGAAAGTTTGCTAATCTAATGGAACCGGCTACTTTAGCGGCGTTCATAGCGGTTAAACCAAATTCTTCTCTTATTTCATTTACTTGTTCTAATACTTTTTTAGCTAAAGCTAATAACGCCATCATAGCGGCTGCAATGGCTAACACTGGGTTAAATTTTAACACTTGAGTAAATGCTTTTGCAAATTGAACTATTTTCATAAAACCTTGTTCTAATGTTTGTAATGGATTTAACATATCACCCATTTGGTCATACATTTGTTTTTCTAAAGCACCTCGTTCCTTTTGAACGGCTATCCCCTCTTTTACGGCTTCAAGTTCTTCTAATGTTAAATCTTTTCGCATTGTGCCGTCTTCGTTCAGTAAAGAAGAATACGCTCTCGTTTCTTTCATTTTACCAGCCATTAAAGTGGCTATCGTTCCTTCTTCTTGTAAATCTTTAAGTCTTTGTTTACCAGTGTCTTGTATTTCTTTTTCAATGTCGAGAGCTTTTTGTTCAATTGCAACTAATTCTTCGTATTCTTTTTTAGTTAAACGAGCAAACGAAGCTCCTGAATCTCTATAAGATTCTCCTGGTTTTACCATTCTTCTTTTGTTATTCGCCATAATAGTTTAATCGTGATGTTGTTTGTTGAAATTTTGTAAACTTAGTAAATTTTTAGACCTCTTTCTCTAAAGATGTCGTGCATTTTTTTTACTGCTTCTTCACCTTTTTCGTGAGCTTTTTTAAACTCAGGGTCTTTTTTCTTTAAGTCTTTTACAGCCTTAGACTCAATACCTTTAGCTATATTGTTGAAAATTTTACCTAAAAAAGTATCAAGATATTTTTTTTCTTTTATTTTATATTTAACTGCCATATTTACTCCGTTTACATTAATAAATATAACGAAGTTAGGTTTTTATGTTAGGATTTGAATTATAACCTGATTTGGCTTTTTCGTATGCTTTTTGTTCTTCTTGATATTCTTTTACCAATCGTTTAAAGTAAAATTGTCTTAGATAAACGGGTAAATTGTAGATTTCTGAAAAAGTAAATCCACCTTTTGAATAAAAGATTATTTGGAAAATTTGTTCGTGGATATCTCGTTTATACTCGGGACTCAGGCCAAAAAAACCCAACGGTGATAGGTACCGTCGCTGTCTCCTTTCCACCTTGACTATTTTTAACTTCTGCTCTGAAGTCGATAGTTGGTGTAATTTTTGTTATGTGTTCCCTAAACGCTAATGAATCAATAGATAAGAATTCATTATCTACAAAGTTATTGATAAATTTTCTATCTTGATTTCCGTCAACTGAAATAATTTGGTATTTTAAACGAGTTGAATTTTCTGGTTCTACATCTTTGTAAACCTTTTTCAAAGCTTCCACTTCAACTGCAATTTGTTTTTCTAATTTAGTTGTTGTGAGTTGAAATACTATTTGTCTTTCTGTTTTAGGTAAAGTAAAGTTAAAAATATTTTGTCCTTTTTCATATTGGGATAAATCTACTTTTGTTTCTTTTAATTTAGTTAAATCAATTTTACCTTTAATTTTTTCACCAAAACTATCTGTATAATTAAATTCATAGTTTTTACCATACGCTAATATTCTTGCTCCAACAATAAGTGCATTCTTATCAGCAAGCAACATATCATCTAAACTAATAGATTTATCAACTATTAATGTTTCTAATAATTTTTCTAATACTATTCCTTGTTGAATTAAATTAACTGATGTTAAGATGTCTTCTTCTTTTGCAGTCATATATTTCATTTCTACTTTACCACTTGACAAAGGATTGTCTTCTGGGTAGAAATGTCCCTTAGACGGCAGTTCTATAAACTCCGTAGGAAAGCTGTTTTGTGTCATTATTACTCCTTTTGTTTAAAACCTTTTAAATAACTATATTATTTTTTACCACTAAAGATTTTTTCAGCACCTGCGATACCAAAACAACCTAATGTGATAATAACAAATGAATTATAAATAAATTCTTGAATTACTAATTCACTTCCAAAAGCACCAGTAATCATATCAACTAAACTAGTTAATGTCATTACTGCGAAAGACATAAAACCAATTATTGATTTTTCATTGTATTCATTTTTATCTTTAAATATTTCACTAAATCCCATTTTTTATCTCCTATAAAATTTTATTTGGGTCTGGGTATAACAAATATACTACACTACTACCACTAACTCTTGACAAACCTAATTCATATACGGTATCTGTTTGAAATTCTGTAGCGGCTACTGCTTCTCCGTGTTGAGAAGTCAATACCGAATCTCCGTGAACTGAACCAGAAATGAAGAATCCAGTTGAACCTTTTTCAGAACCTGTTGCGTAAAAATCTTTTGCTGTTATTTTTGAGATTTTACTAAATTTACCTATTGGATAACTCATTTACTTTTCCTTAGAATTGTAGAATTGCATAATCATATTTTAGAGTTAATGCAATTTCAACTGGGTCTGATGTTGCGTAGTCCATAGCTCCAAAGTTTGCTGCTTCAATGTAAGTTCCTTTTAAAGTCCACTCTTCAACAATGTCTCCGACTGGTCCTAATAGATTAAAAGTAATATCTTTTTTGTAGAAGTCAGAATAACCTTGACGACCTGTTACTGATTCGTGATGTTCTCTAATCCACTCCATCACTCCTTGAGCGGCTGATGGAACTACTGGGTCATACAAAGTAATTTCTAATGGTTGCCAAGCACCTTTACCTTTCACATATCTTTTAACATTAATGTGTTCTAAGACAACTTCATCAAACTGAATAGAAGGTCTATTCATTGCTTTGATTGTGAAGGCTGGTATACCTTCGATATACATAATGAACCTATTTTGTGTCTTAGGTTCAAAAGGTGTAAACATAATTTCTGATGGGTCTAATAGTTCAGCCATTATAAATTTCTCCGTGTTTTATATTCAATAATAAATATAACGAAATGAAAAAAATGATTAAATATATTTGATTATGTTTTGAAAGTTTTTTGAAAGTTTTTATAATAAAAAAAACCCCACTAAAAAGTGGGGTTTTCTTCAGTTTGTTAACTATTATTCAGGGAATGTTGCACCTGTTGGTTGAACTACAAAGTCTAATACGATAAACTCTGCTGTTCTTGTTGGTTGAATAAATATCTGTCCTATTAGACGATTTCTGTCGATTTCGTCAGGAGTGTTATTTGTATCATCCATAACCACTCTAAATGCACTTAAACCACTATTTGACTGAACATCCTCTAAGAAAGGATTAACAACATTTAAGAAACGATTTCTTGTTGCTGTTGTGTTCTGTTCAAATACTAAGAAACGAGAAGTTGATGCGATAAATTTCTTTAACGCGATTAACAATCTTCTTACATTTACTCTGTCTAATGCACTTGGTTTTCCTTGAAGAGTTTTTTGACCAAACACTACCACACCCTGTCCAGGGAAAGTAGCGATTGGGTTAACTCTATTTTCATACAACTTATCTCTTTCACTATGAGTTAGTCTTGTTTGTGCTTCAACAACATCTGCTAAACCACCACGATTTAGACCTGCTGGAGCGAACCATTCAAAAGCTACCTCGTCATTGAATGCAATGACACCAGGTAAAACAACTGAAGGTGGCACCCAAGTTGGTCTGTTTGTGTTTTCGTCAAGTATCTTAACCCACGGGTAATAAGTTGCTACAAAGTTAGAATCTAATGAACTTACATTACTTGTTACGGTATCTACTGAATCACCATACAATGCTGAATCAAGAATAAAGAAAGTATCCGCTCTATCTTCAACTTTGTTTATTGCGTGATTAGTAACATTTGTGTGTGTTCCGTGAATTACACCAGGTAAAGCTAACATATTGATATCAAACTCGTCAGGATTACTTACTGCGTTAATAGCTCTTTTGTAAACAATAGAACCACTATCAGCTGATGTGTTTAAATTAAATCCTTGTGTGTTTGAACCTGCAATGTCTGTTCCAACAGCATAATGAGTTGCTGGGTTTTGTCCGTCAAATCCAAATTGGAAAGGAATTGAGAACTTTCTTTGTTCAATAGCTGAATTAGAAAGTGTAATCAATTCTGTTTGGTCTGCGAAAGTTGATGCTACTGCTGTAGCTCCGTCAGAACCTAACATATTTTCCAATGACATAGTAACATTATTACCAGTTAATGTGCTCACCTTTGGAATTGGTGATAAATATTCTCTATTGTTTAGATTACTAAAATCAAATCCATAGAAAGTATTTTGGTCAAAGTCTGCTACTGATGAACTTTGGTTTGATTTAAATGATGCAGTTACTATTCTTGTTGATGCAATATCTGTTGAACCAAAAGGAACATTTAGTTTGTTAAATCCAAAAGGAACTGCAGTAGTTGGGAAAGTTTCTAAATCTGAAAAATCTCCTACTCTAATGTGTTTACTTTTGTTTGGATAATCACCATAAAAAGTTAATTTACCATTTGAATCTATTTCTACAAATCTATCACCAATTACTCTTGCGAAATAATTAGTTTCACTTGGGTCAAATGTTAAATTATCAAATTGTTCCATTACTGAATCATTGTCAGGTCTATTAGGGTCATTACTAAAGTTTACTGAACGCACTTGTAATGAAAAAGTTCCGTAATCAGAACCAGCAACACTACCAGCATCTTTTACATTTAAGATGTTGATTTTGAAGTGTTCATTTACATTACTTCCGTGTGAACGAGTGTAAACTCTAAATAAGTTTGACCTTGAACCACCAATGTTCTGTGATTGTATGTAAGGTGTTCTTGCATACTGGTAATCAGAATTACCTGTCCAAGCAGGTGTTGTTCCGTCTGCATTAAATCCAGTTGCTCCGTCTGATAAATTCAGTCCTTGAACTTCGTTTGTTGCGGAAACAAAACTACCTGTTAATTTTGAAAATAAATCACCGTGAAATGATTTAAAATTCTTGTATACATATACTGGTAAAGTATTGTTTTGTGGGTCACTTGGTAAAACTTTATCTATGTAGTCATCACTTCCTGTATTAAATGAAAATGTTTTTTCAAAACTTTGAGCGGAAGTTGAAGATGTAAAGTGTAATACTGAACCCGTATGACTACCAAGTGTTGTTCCGTCAATACCAACTGTACTGACTGAACCTGTAAAAGATACGGCTGAACTACCTAATCTTGTAGGGGCTAAAACTGATAAAACCTTGTCTTGCCAAGGATTATCACCAGTTGAACCACTAACAAATAGTGTTAGCGTATCGGCTTGATAACCACCAATTGCTAAAACACGAACAATTGTTACTGTACCAGCAGATTTTAAATATTGTTTAGCCGTGTAAGGGACATAAAAACGAGAGTCAAGACTTCCAAATATCTCTTCAAACTCACTAAAACTACTGATAATTGTCGGTGTGAATGCTGGGCCTTTTTGTGTTGGCCCGATTAACGCCGCTCCAATTTCAGAAATTCCTTGTGGTAAGAAAGATAAATCTTTTTCTCGTGTAAATACACCAGGGCTAACGATTCTTTCTGCCATTATTTTTCTCCGATTGGTTGAAATTAAAACTAATAATAAATATCAGCTTATAATCTCAAAAGTGTTATACGATACTAATTTTTTTAGTTGTTTTTGGTTTCTTCAGCACTAACTGGTGTGTATTCACCTGTTTGTGGATTTAAAGAACCTGGGCCATATTTTTCAGTTAGAGATTGAACTAATTCAGTTTCTTTTTGACGATTATCGTCCCACGCTTTTTCTAACGCTTCTTCTGATTGTTCTAATGAATTAAATTGTCTTTCTAAATTCATTCTACTGACTTTTAATTGACCAAACTGAGTTGAAATACCTGCATAAGTATTTTGTAACTCTTGTAATGATTGAAGTTCTTCTTCAGAAAATTTTACTGCTTCACCATCACTCATTTGACTTTTTAGTTTTGTTTCTTCAGCCATTTGTAACTCCTTTATAGTTTAACTGCTTTATATCTACGACCTGAACTATCATTGTTTTGTAGTTCAACTGCTTTTTCCCAGGCTTCTGTTTCGTTATCAAACGAAAAAGTTTGAGTTTCACTAGAACCACTTAATTGACTCCAAAATTGTTGTTTGGTAGCCCACTCAGGGTCTTGTGAACCTGTTAAAAAATATTGTTTTACTACTATCCAAGTCATATGTTAATAAATATCAGTTTGTTTTTCTTTATTCAATTTTTTTTTATTATTTTATA